CCGCCGCGTGTTCCACGCACAGCGCCTCCGTGATCTCGACGGATTTGCCGAACATCTTACGGAACAATACAACCTGTTCCTTGCACGCGCCTTTTTTCTTCAACGTCGCCAGCGTCAATGTGCGGCTAGTCATCGCCCGCCTCCTTATCTCCAATGTATGCGCGCGCCCATGTTGCCGCCTTCACGCGCTCGTATTCGGCCAGTGCCGCCGCCGTCACGCGCGCGTATTCGGCCCATGCCGGCGCCGTCACGCGCTCGCATTCGGCCAGTGCCGCCGCCGTCACGCGCTGGTATTCGGCCAGTGCCGCCGCCCTCACGCGCTGGTATTCGGCCAGTGCCGCCGCCGTCAGCAGATTTTCCGCCGCCCAGCCCCAACTGAACACCGCCGCGTGTTCCACGCACAGCGCCTCCGTGATCTCGACGGATTTGCCGAACATCTTACGGAACAATACAACCTGTTCCTTGCACGCGCCTTTTTTCTTCAACGTCGCCAGCGTCAATGTGCGGCTGGTCATCGCCCCACCTCCTGCACCGGACGCGGCGCCGGCAGGCCCACCGGCAGGCGGAAAGGGAGCGACGGGAACACTGCCTCGCGCATTTCGGCCAGCCACGCGGCGTCGTCGCGGATGTGTTCGGCCAGCACGTCGCGCCAGTGCGGGTCGGTTTCCTCGTCGTGCTGCACCATTTGCGCGGCGAGCTCGCGGGCGAAATCCTCCACGTCCTTGGCGGTGTAAGCTTCCATGTAGAAGGGGATGCGGCGGGTCATGTCGCGTCTCCACGGATGCTGGGCAGGAGGGTCATCGTTGCCTTCAACGCCTCGGCGTACCGGAGCATCATCGACACATCATCGGCGCCGTTGTGGTAGTCGCTCCACATCTGCAACGCCTCCGCCATTTTCAGCGGCAGCACATCAAACCCGCGCTCACGCAAACAGTCGCGGATGTGGGCGAGTTCGTGTTCTTCGGCGCAGGGAACCAAACGCTCCAGCGCGTAGGACAGCGCGACGTTGGCGGGCGGGGTTTCGTGGATGCTGGTGATGGTGAGCATCAGATCAGCCCCCGCACGCGCGCCACGCGCTCGATATGGTCCAAGATCGAAGTCGTCTCGTCGCGCATCGCCACGCCCTCGCGCTTTGCGTTGTGCACGCGGTATTCTGCCAGCGTCATGTTGCGGCAGCCGGCTCGGATCATCAGGGCGTCGCCTTTGATCCAGCCGACAAAGCGATAACCGTCGATTCGCTGGCCACCGTCGATGATGTGCTGCGAGGCCAGATCGGCGCAGGCCAGATTGGCGCCGGCCAGATTGGCGCCGGCCAGATTGGCGCGGGCCAGATAGGCGCCGGCCAGATCGGCGCCGGCCAGATTGGCGCCGGCCAGATTGGCGCCGGCCAGATTGGCGCGGGCCAGATCGGCGCCGGCCAGATCGGCGCCGGCCAGATCGGCGCCGGCCAGATCGGCGCGGGCCAGATTGGCGAGGGCCAGATCGGCGCGGTCCAGATTGGCGCCGGCCAGATAGGCGCAGGCCAGATTGGCGCCGGCCAGATTGGCGCCGGCCAGATCGGCGCCGGCCAGATCGGCGCGGGCCATATAGGCGCCGGCCAGATCGGCGCCGGCCAGATAGGCGCCGGCCAGATCGGCGCCGGCCAGATAGGCGCAGGCCAGATTGGCGCGGGCCAGATAGGCGCAGGCGCCACCGTCGCCCAGGCGCCACTTCCGATGTTCTTCCAGAATGTGCGGCAGGTTGTCGCGGGGGTTCGTCATCACAGCCACTCCCGGCTAAGCCGCGCCTGCTGAATCGCCTTGTCCATCTGCTCAAGAAACGCCTCGGCATCGGCCACCAACATGTGGTGCGGCGGGATTTCCGTGCTGTCGAAATCCCACGGGTTCTGCCGCAGGCTGGTGAGCGACACAACCAACCACGCGCGGGCCTTCTGCATGGCGTCGATGTCGTCACGGTCGGCCACAATCAGCGGCGGTTCGGGGCGGTAGGTGCCGCCGGGGCCATCGTCGTAGGCGCGGGCGTTGAAGTTGTCGGGGTAAGCCATGGCGTCCTCCGTTTGTTTGACAATGAGAGTTTGGCATTCCGCGAAACACCACGCAAGAGGTTTTTACGCGCTTCGCAAATTTTTCCCGTGTCCCTGCAATTCCCCTTGCGCCGGATTGCGCGCGGTGACAATATTCGCGCCATGACACCCCTCCGCGAATATCTGTTCGAGCACCGTATCCGGCTGACGCAATTCGCAGCCGATGTGGGCGTGCCAATTTCCACGGCGCACGGCTGGGTGACAGGTCGCAGGACGCCGCCGCTTCATACAGCGGTCAAGATTGAGGAAATCACAAGCGGCGCCGTCAAGGTCCGCGATCTGGTGCCTGTGAGGGCGCCATGAGAGTCAACCACTCCGCTGATATCGCGGGCGCGGGCACGCCTGCGGGTGTGGTTGCCACCAGCGCGGGCCGGGGGCAGTTCCCGCGCGCTGGTGGAGAGTTCGGCGCCGGCGGGTTTCTCCCCCCGGTTGGAAGCGCGGCCGGGGGCGCTCCGGCGTCCGATCCCCGGCACTCCTCCCTAAACTCACCTCCGGCCGCTTCGTGCGCGCCGGGGGTGCTTTTTGAGGGAACCAGCCATTACGGCCGTTGGACAGAAGCCGAAGCCCACCATTTGCGGCAGGTGTGGCCCGATAGCACGGTGCTAAATTCGGAACTGGAGTCGATGTTTCGCCGCACGCTGGGCGCGATCCGCGCGAAGGCCCAGTTGATGCGCCTGGGGAAGCGGCCGGCGGTGTGTGATGGCAAGCGGCGCGCTGCAGCGCAGCGGCGGTTGTTGCAGAAGATGCGGCAGGCGCACCGGCATCGTATCGCGGCGCTGCAAGATGAGATCGAGGCGCCTGTAGAGCCTGCGGCGCCGGGCCTGCGCGAGACAGAGCGCCTGGTGCGGGCGCGGTTGCTGGTGCAGCGCGGCATCGGCGTGGAATCAGTGATTGCCGGGCTGAGGCTGACGGCGATTGAGGTTGTCGCGTTGAGGGCCAGTGCATGAGTGACGCAGCCAAACAATCCGCTTACGAGGCGAAGCGCCGCGCCGCAACCGGGCTTAAGGCCGTCCCGATGATCGAATACCGCGTGTTCCTGCCAGACGGGCGGGAGGTGATCGAGCGGGTGATCGGGCTGTCGATGGTGGCGGCGTATTACCCGGATGCGTGGAAGGTGGAGCGGGTGGATAAGGCTGGGGGGTTTTATTGATGCTGCATCCTGATTACGCGGCGTTCCTTGCCGGCAAAGCCCCTAAGCCGCAGGCCATGGGCATCGAGCCCGGCGCCATGCCGGCGCACCTATTCGACTATCAGGCCGAGTGCGTGGCGTTCGCTTTGCGCCAGGGCCGGGCTGCGATGTTTCTGGATACTGGCCTCGGCAAGACCCGCATTCAGCTTGAATGGTGCCATCAAGCCGCCGCAGCCACGAACGGGCGCGCGTTGCTTCTGACGCCGCTGGCCGTGGCCCGGCAGATCGAGCGCGAGGGGCTGGCGCTGGGCTACAACGTCCGCGTGATCCGCAGCCAAGACGAAGCGCGTGACGGCATCAATGTATGCAATTACGACCGCCTCGGCGCGCTGGATACGGTGCAGTTCGGTGCGGTATCGCTCGACGAAAGCTCTATCCTCAAGAGCTTCACGGGCGCCACGACTCGGGCGTTGATCGCGTCGTTTGCCGGCCATCGGTTCAAACTGGCCAGCACGGCAACCCCGGCGCCGAATGATCATATGGAGCTGGGCCAGCACGCCGAGTTTTTGGGCATCATGGCCAGCAACGAAATGCTTGCCCGCTGGTTTGTTTCCGATCAAACCCAAATGGGCCGTTACCGCATTAAGGGCCATGCGGAGGCATTGTTTTGGGACTGGATGGCGAGTTGGGCGCGATGCGCGGAAACGCCAGATGATCTTGGTTTTGACGGCTCGCGTTTCGTGCTACCAGAACTGCGGACCATCCGACACAAGGCCGCCGGAGATATCCGCGCGCCGGCTGGCGCTTTGTTTCTTTCCGACCTTAGCGCAACAAACATTCACGACGTGAAGCGGCAGACAGCCGACGCGCGGGCGGATGCCGTAGCCGCGCTGGTGCATGAGCAATCTAAAGAACCGTGGATTGTCTGGTGCGATACCGATTACGAAGCTGACGCGTTGGCCAAGCGTATTCCCGATGCCGTCGAAGTTCGCGGATCGCATGCGCCAGACCGCAAAGAGTCCGCGCTGGCGGCGTTCTCAGAAGGCGCCACGCGGGTTTTGATTTCCAAGCCATCCGTGTGCGGCATGGGCATGAACTGGCAGCACGCGGCGCGGATGGCGTTCGTGGGCCGCAGTTTCAGCTACGAGGCATGGTATCAGGCCGTGCGGCGGTGCTGGCGCTTTGGCCAGACGCGGCCCGTCGATGTGCATCTGATCGTTGCCGAGGGTGAGGATCAAATCGGCCGCGTGATTGATCGGAAGGCGGGAGATCATCTGACGATGAAGCGGGCGATGAGCGAAGCGATGCGGCGGGCTCGCGCTCACGCAAGCCAAGTGAAAATTCCATACGACGCCAAACACAACGGGAGAATGCCGTCATGGTTGACAACACTCGTGTAGTCCGCTGCTTAAACGAAGCACATGGCGACAATTGGGCACTCTACCACGCGGACTGCGTGGATGTGGCGCGGCAGATGCCCGACAACAGTGTTGACCTCGCCGTATATTCACCGCCGTTTTCTGGTCTTTATATCTACAATGACAGCGAGGCGGATATGGGCAACTGCGCCGATGACGCCGAGTTTCTGGAACACTACCGGTTCCTTGTGCGCGAAATGTATCGCGTGATGCGGCCCGGCCGGATCGTGGCCGTGCATTGCAAGGATCTGGTATTCTACAAAAACCAGCGCGGCAAGGCGGGCCTCCGCGATTTCCCCGGCATGCTGATACGAGAGCATGAGGAAGCCGGCTTTACGTTCCACTCCCGTATTACCGTCTGGCGTTGCCCAGTGCGCGAGATGACGAAAACGAAGGCGCACGGGCTGCTTTACAAGCAACTGCGGGCGGACTCGTCATTCTCGCGGCAGGGCCTGCCCGAATATTTTGTCGTGTTCCGCAAATGGGCCTCCGAAGACGACGCGGGCGCCGTGCTGCCGGTGGAGAAGCGCAGCGAAGACTACCCGCTGCCCTGGTGGCAGGAAGCCGCATCGCCTGTATGGATGCACACGCGCGAGACTGACGTTTTGAACGCTATTCGGGCGCCAGGGGACGAAAAGCACATTTGCCCCATGCCGCTGGACCTCACGGAGCGTTGCGTGGAATTGTGGAGCAACCCCGGTGACGTTGTATGGAGCCCGTTTGCGGGCATCGGTTCAGAGGGCGTGGTCACGCTGCGGAAGCGGCGGAGATTTGTCGGAACAGAATTGAAGTTAGAATACTGGCGCCAAGCGGCAGGCCATCTAGCCGCCGCCGAGCGGGGCGCGGTGGATTTGTTCGAGGCTACTGATTGATGATACCAGAAGCTCGCCTGCGCTCCCGCTGCCGCATGTTCCTCGCATCGCACCTTCTACCGCCGTGTTGGTTCACAGCCATCGAACACGGCCGGAAACATGCGGGCACGGCCGAGCAGCGGGCGCGGGAGTGGCAGCACCTCCAAAGCCAGGGCGTGAAGCAGGGCCTTGGCGACGTGCTGATTCTCGCGCCGGGATTTGCCTTCATGGCCGAGTTGAAGGCCGGCGCCAATAAGCAGAGTGACGCACAAGTGGCGATGCAGCGCGCCATGGAGACGTTGCAGCACGGATACGCCGTTTGCCGCTCCGTCGAACAACTCGGCGAGGCCCTGGAACGCCACGGCATCCCGTTGGCGCCCGGCTGGCGGCTGGCGGCGATGCACCACGATGCGGCGCTGGACGTGCCCACACGCGGCCACAACAAGCCGCCGCGTGCCCGTGCCGCCAAGCCCACGGCGCGGACGCTGGCGAAGCTGGCGAAGGCGCGGGCGGAGACGATGTTTTGATTACCCTCCACCTCACCACCAACCCCCGCGCCGGCCGCATCACTATCCACGGCGAAACTTGGACCCTCGCGACCTGGCACAAAGCCGCCGAGAGCCAGATGCACGCCACCACAAGCGACGGCGAGCGGGTCACGCTGGCGACCGAGGACGGCGAGGACGGGATTACCGGGGGCATCACCATCGGCAACACCCCAGCCGCGCGCATCTGGACGATCAAGCGCGCGGTGCGCAACGGGGCGACGCTGACGGGGACTGCGTATCCGGTGCCGTCCGATCAATGGCTGGCCGATTACGTGGAGAGGATGGCGGAGAGGGTGAGGGGGTGAAACCGGAACCCATCGCCACCAACGATCAAATCGACCGATGGTTGATCCGCACGCATCTAAAGCCGGAGGCGCAGCGCGTTGTTACGGCTGTGTTTTGGGGCCGCTACACCGTTGAGGACGCCACGCGCGAACTACGCGGCATCGCGTTCATGTTGGCCGGCAAGTGCAAGGTGGAACCGGCGCTGGCCGATGACGTGGCGATATCGGCGGTTGATGAGGAAATGCAGCGGCAGGAAGCCGAGCATCAGGCGACGCTCGAGTATTTAGCGCAAGCGGCATTCATCGCCATCCGCGACGGCGCCGACTTGGCGAAGGCCCGGCGCGTCGTCGCCGCAGAGGCAGCCCAGCGCCCGCTTGCGCCACCGTTACCGATCCTGACGGCAGCCATCGAAGCAGCAGCCCAGCAAGCCCGGAGGGCGGAATACTGGTGGAAGACACGGGAACGGGCGGAATGAACGCGCACGCCAAGCTCGAGGGGCTGTATAGCCGTTGGGCGCTGCCGTCCGACACGGACGACGACGACCGACAAGGCGACTTGCTCGAGAAAAACAAGCCGGCTGCTTTGTGGGTGGACGATGGCCCATGGCTTGAGGTGGAGATTACGCGGCGTCCTTGGATTGCGCCCGGCTACCTGATGCGCGGCGCTGTGACCGTGGTTTCCGGCCCCGGTAGCGCGGGCAAGTCGAGCTTGCTTGTGGGGTGGTCTATCGCTCTTGCTCTTGGCAAGAGGTGGCATCGGTTTTTCCCCGCCGGCCCTATGCGGGTTTTCAACTACAACGTCGAAGACGACAGGCTCGAGCAACAGCGCCGCATGTCGGCCACGCTGCGCCAGTTTGAAGCCGCGCCCGGCGACCTGGCCGGGAAAGTGGTGCGTATCGGACCCAACAGCACCGGCACCTTGTTGCGGCGTGACCCTATCTCCGGCCGGCTTGGGTTTACGGCGGCGATGCGGATGCTCGAGACCATGATTGCCGAACGGAAGCCGGATGTGCTGATCCTAGACCCGCTGGTGGAACTGCACGACGCGGAAGAGAACGACAACACTGCCATTCGTGCCGTCATGGCCAAGTTTCGCGCGTTGGCCGTGGAACACAACATGGCGGTTGTCCTGATTCACCACGCTCGCAAAGGGGCTGGCAGTTCGGCCGGCGACCCTGACAGCTTGCGCGGCGCCTCAAGCATCGTCGGCGCCGCTCGAGTGGTTCTCACTGTGCTTACCATGGACGAGGAACAGGCGGCGAAGTTGGGTATTCAGCCCAAGGAGCGGGGTAAGTATTTTCGCGTAGATGGCGCCAAGTCGAATTACGCGCCGCTCCACGATGCCGAGTGGTTTCAGCGCATCGAATACCAACTGGACAACGAGGAAGGCGTAGCTGCTGCCGTGCCATGGGAGCCGCCCAGCGCCTTCGGCAACATCACGCCGACGGCCCTGAACACAGTTCTAGACCAGATTGCCGCAGGTCCGTCGCCCGGCATTCTCTACAGCCCCACCAAGCGCGGCGGATCGTCCCGTTGGTGCGGGCAAGTGCTGATGGACGAAGCCGAGATGGAGGAGGCGCGGGCAAAGCAGATTATCGCGCAATGGATTGAAAGCGGTCTCCTCCATAAGACAACATTCCACCATCCCGAATTGCGCCGCGACGTGCCGGGGGTGCTGGTGGATAACGCCAAGAGGCCCACGGAATGACCGCGCAGAACGCAGCACCTAACTGCGCAGAACCGTCGCAAACTGTGCGCGCAGTTCAGTTCGGCGCCTATAGCCAGAAACTGAACTGCGCGCAGTCCAAAGTGCGTCAAACTGAGCGTGAAACTGCGCAACACTTCGTTCCGAAGGCCCCACACAGTTCCCCCCAGAGGGTGGGGAACATGTGCGGGTCGCCGAAGGAAAAACGGAGGGGGATGGGAATGTTTGCAACGACAAACCCCCGCGCGCGTGCGTTGTGTCCAAACGGGAATAGCGGGGGTGGCGATGGGGCCGGATGATTGGGTGACCAAGCAGAAGGTGCAGGTCATCGACTGGCCAAAGCCGGGCAAATGGACTGCCGAGTGGATCGGTTTGAATTACACGCCGCGCGAAGGCCAAGAGCCAACATTGTTGGCGCGGGTGGTTAGCCGATGGTTGTTCGGCGTGAAGTGGCGCAAGCGCGGAGGTGGCGATGGGGTGGCGTGAGGTGTTGCGCGGGAAGTGGAGCGGCGCCGTCTACATGGGGCTGTGTGATGCAGAGGGGCGGGGACGAATGGCGCAGGCAGATGTTGCTGTGGCGGCGCTCTTTGCCCTGCCTCCGGCCGACCGCATTGCCCTCGCGCGGGAGTTGCTGGAAAGGACGGGTAAGCACATCGCGGGCGCTTTCGAGACTGAGAACGCCGCGTCGGCGCGGGAGGAAGCATGATCCGGAAATGCAATTCGTGCCGGTTTTTGGTGGACGATTTGGCACGTGAGCATGCCGAGTTCTACGTCCGCTGCGGCTGGTGGGATGGGCGGTCTCTGCCCATAACCACGCAATCGCATTGGACGCGCCCGAAAGACACAACTTCGTGGATCACGCGGAAGGTGGTCTTCACTGAAAATGCCGCCAGACTGACAGAATGCCCTACGCATGAGCCGCGCCAGCAGCCCGAGAACGCCGGCAGGGAGCGCGACGATGCGTGACACCCCACGCCGCGCCCCTCAGACCGGGCGCCAGGGCGTTTTAAGCGTCGGCGGGTGGTCTCCTTCGTTGCATGATTTACCCCTCCCACTTCGGAAGCGTGGCGGACCAAACCCCGTAACCTTCGGCATCGTTCACCCAAATTTTCACGCAGTCGAAACTGGACTTTTTGGCGAGCATTTTGGCAACGCGGATGGCGGTGGCTTTGTTCGTGTAGGTGATGAACGGGTCTTCCAGAGTGTTGTCCGTCCGTTCCATAGCGATCCCGTATGTCTTTGTCATATCCGCGTTCCCTCTGCTGATAACGACATTATGCCGTCATTCGCCCTCGCAGTCAACATCAAAATGCAGTCATCCGCGATTATTTTTGCATCGGCGGCGGGTCATCCCGCATCGCCTGCCTGTGCGCCTCCAGCCGGCGCGCGAGCCACGCGGACACGTCCTGCGGCACGGAGTAGCGGTCGCGCGTCCAGTTCATCACCGTTCCAGGCGGACGGCCGAGAACCCGCGCCAAATGGCGCAGGCTCCAGCCGAGTTCGGATAAAGTGGGGAGGAGGGTGGGGGTCATGCCCTGATGTCATCCTGACTTATGCGATATTCAAACCCAAGATACCCGGGAATATCCTTGCCATCAGGCCCGACCTGAAACAGCGCCTTTACGGTTACCGTGCCGTCGCGATGAATCCGGACAACGCGAGCGCGAAACGTCATGTCGCCTCCGTGGGTGGTGTAGGTGCAGTGTTGGCCTTTCCACATCCTGGTTTCTCCTCGTTGGGGTGGGGGTGGGGGTTAGGCCCAGCACTTATGCAGCCAAGCCGGGTTTACACGGGCCTTACTGATTTTGCCGTGGTAGCCGCCCCCAAGAATGCGAGCGTCAAAATCAGCAGCAGGGATGGCGTAAACGTAGCGCGACTTAAACAGGTTGTTGTCGCGCCATTCGGAATACGCGACGGCAGAAATCGGAAGCTTGCGCGATGCGCGGTGACTGTTGGCGTTGACCCAGACAAATTGAGCGGCTTGTTCGGCGGTCATCTCTCTGTCTCCCTCTCTGATAACGGCATCTTGCCTTCAAGCCGCGCCGAAGTCAACGGCAAAATGCAGTCACGCGAGATTTTTTCGGAGGTAGCCCGATGACCCCAGACCCTCTAGCCGTCGCCATCTGCTGCGAAGGCAAGCCGTGCCTCCGCCCCGAGGCGTGCGACGCGCACCGGGAATACCGCGTGCCGGTATCGCCCACGAAAGCCGCCGAGGCTGTCCGCGCGCTACTGTGTCACCGATGGCGCGACTGGCCGCGCGTGCATGCCACGGTCACGTTTGGAGGTGAGGAATGACGCAATCCGTTGTCGGCATCCCCGGCAAGCGAAAGAAGGGCAACCCGGAAGATCGGCAACGCGGCGAGACGGTGCGCGCCGTGCTGGCCGCGACGGTCAAGCCTGACCAGCCTCTACCGCTCGAAACCGTTTGCCGCGTCGTGCAGACGTCGCATAGCAACCTACTGCGGCATCTCGCGATCATGCAGGAAACCGGGCGGATTAAGGGGTATACGACGGCGCGTGGCATGGTGAAGGTGTGGTGACATGACCTGGAAAACCTACAAACCCCCCGGCGGCTACGTCCACAAGCCGCCGAGCGGCACCCCGGCGCGCGGCGAGGGGTGGGGCGGCGATGCGAGGGGCGCGGATGGGAAACCGTTCTCCGCTGATCACCAGCCGCCGGCCGAGGCGAAAGCTGCGGGGCGCGAGGCGGCACAGACGGCGCGCGAGGTAGCCAAGTCGCACGCGGTTGCCATGGCGCAGTTGCTGGCCGAGATCGCGCTAGACCCCACGGCGCCTCATGGCACGCGGGTTGACGCGGCGAACAAGCTGATTGAGCGCGCGGAGGGGAAGGCGGCAATGGCGGTTGGCGGCGACCCGAACGGGGTTCCGATCAAAACCGTGGTGGCGTGGGAGGATGGGAAGTGATTGCTCTACAGCACATGGCCGCAGCCCAGCAAGAATGCCACGATTTGCGGGTGGAAATGCAGGCTATGGTTTGCCAGACGCAAAAGGAATGGGGCCAGTTGGCCGCGCTTCGTGATCGGTATCGGCAAGCCATGGGACGCGCTTATGCCGCGTCGATTGTGGCGCGGTATTCTTGACCCTTCTCCGCCGCATCGTCATCCCCTACACGCCGCGCGACCTGTTCCGCCCGTATCACCAGCGGGCGCAGCGGTGGGCGTGCCTTGTCTGCCATCGGCGGTTCGGTAAGACGGTCGGCTGCATTAACGATCAGGTGCGCAAGGCGGTGCGGTTGCCGCTACCGAACGGGCGCCTAGCCTACATCGCGCCGCAGTTGAACCAAGGCAAAGACATCGCATGGGCCTATCTCAAGCGATACACGGACCCCATCCGCATCGCAGCCAACGAGGCGGAACTATGGGTCGAGGTGCCAAACGCCGCCGGCAGTGTGTCGCGGCTGCGCATTTACGGCGCTGACAACCCCGACCGGCTGCGTGGCGGATACCTAGATGATGCGTTGATGGACGAATACGCCGACATGGCCGAGAGCGTGTGGGGGGAGATTATCCGCCCCATGCTGGCGGATCGGCGCGGCACGGCGACGTTTATCGGCACGCTCAAGGGCCGCAACCATCTGTGGAAGTTATACGAGAACCATCGCGATGACCCCGAATGGTTCACCATGATTGCCAAGGCGAGCGAGACGGGCATCATCCCACCGGATGAACTGGCGGCGCTGCGGGCGGACATGAGCCTAGAGGAATACGAACAGGAGTTTGAGTGCAACCCCGACGCCGCCATCCGTGGCGCCTATTGGGGGAAGGAGTTGGCGCAGGCCGAGGCCGATGGCCGCATGCGCGCCGTGGAAGCCGCTCCCGCCCCAGTGCAGACCGTGTGGGACTTGGGGATTGGCGACAGTACCGCGATATGGTGGTGGCAGGCTGTCGGGGGTGAAATCCGCGTTCTGGATTTCTATGAGAACCACGGCATGGGCTTGGAGCATTACGCCGCCGTGGTGGCCAGCAAACCGTGGGCGAAGGGGCATGATTGGGTGCCGCACGATGCCAAGGTTCGGGAACTCGGCACCGGCCGCACGCGGGTTGAGACGATGGCCAAGCTGGGCCTGTGCCCGCGCCTGGTGCCGGCCCACAAACTGGAGGACGGCATCAACGCCGCGCGCCAGACCATCCCACGCATGTGGTTCAACATGCCGGAGTGCCGCGACGGGGTGGAGGGGCTGAAGCAATACCGGGCGGACTACGACGAAAAGGCGAGGGTGTTCGGGAACAAGCCCAAGCACGATTGGACCTCGCACCGTGCCGACGCTTTCCGCTACCTGTGCATGGCGTGGCGCGAGTTGGCGCCGGAGCCTGTCGTGAAACCCGGCAAGCGGCTGGCGGTGGGCGCGCTAAACGAGGTGACGCTAGACGACCTGTGGGCGGCGCAGAAGGTGGGGCAGAGGAAGCGCATCTAATTGCCAGAATAGGCAAAATCCCCGCACCCCAGCCGCGCTAGGCGGTATCACGGGGCATGGACGACTTTACCAGCCCCCAGCCCTTCAACGTCACCATCGGGCCGGAACCGGACATTGCGCCGCCTGTCCGCATGCCGGTGCTGGGGCCTGCGCTGCCGGAGGTGCGGCAGGAAATCACGCCAGACCGTGATTTGTATCCGCCGCCGGGGCGTGGCGTGCGACCTGGGGTGGTGCGCTAATGGCGACGAGCCCGGATAGCGTGCAGTATCCTCCGCAATATTATGGTCTTTTAGGGTTAGATCGCGGTCCGCTTTTTACTAACGATCCGGCTGATGATTGGTTGGTGGAGCAAGCGGGTCTGAGTTGGATTCGTATTACTTCCACGTTTTATAGTGTGGCGCAGACTGGGCAAGTGGTGTTTTCTGCCGCGTCCCGCGCGAGTGACGTTCCATCGGATTTGGGGACAACTCAAATTAGTATCCCTTTTGTGGGGATCGCGGTTATGGATCGAGCGGGTGGCGGGCCTCCGTATTGGACTTCCTACGGGGCATACCTGGAAGCGCGCATCGAGCCGCAATCTGCGACCACCGGAACCGTGATCGGGCTGGAAATCGACGCAATCAATTTTGGCAGCGTCATTGACGAACCTAATCCTTGGCGCGCACAAACTTTGGGTGGGACGACAGCTTTGTGGCTTGCGTCGGGAGGCGACCCCGCCAATCATGGTCGGGCCATCGCACCGGCGCAGTTAGCGTTAGGCGTCGTCAATAATGGCGAAACTTTTATGGCAGGTATTGTTTTTCAACGAACCGCCATTGAAGGAACGGATGGCCTGACGGGGTTCGGTTCTGCAATCAATCTGGCGACGCGGCATATTTTGGGCTGGTATGGTGCAGGCTCTGGGAACGGAGAACGCTTAAACTATATTACCAGCACCGCAACAACTAATGGGCATTCCATCCAGTTTCAAGACGGCGGGACACTATATGTGTCGCCACTTGGGAAAATAGATTTTGGTGTCGGAAACGTAGCATCTAGCGTTAACGGTATTGGGATTGTTCCGTCTGTTGCTGGGCAGCACCCATACATAGAAACATTCGGTGATGACGCCGCGCCAAACCTTGATATAAAACCCAAGGGCGCGGGAAACCTTCGTCTATTTGCGTCCACTGCGTTGTTTATGGCAGATAATGGCAACCAGCTTTCGTATGTAAAAACCGAAGTCACATCAAACGCGCTAGAGCAAGGGCTAGTGTTTGCGGATGGTGGCCCATTCTTTTATGGCCGGGGCGCCATAATTGCAGGTTTTGGCATGGTTGCCAATGCTGTAAATACGTTGTCGTTTTCTAATTCTGCTTCCGGTAACGCGCTGAAAATCGCAGCGATTGGCGCCGACGCAAATATTGATATTCTTGTTGATCCAGCCGGTTCAACCGGAACCATACAAATGGCAGTGCCGACTGCAACAAGTGCAAGCGTAGGTGGCGCCAGCCCCTTGCCGGGCGCCCCGGCTGCATATCTCATCATTAAAGATGGGGCAGGAACCTCCCTCAAAATACCAGCGTGGAACACATGAAAACTCTTTCTGTGGCGATGACCTCCGAGCAATGGCGCATTTTGCATGCCGTCGTAATGGATGATCCTATTCCGCGACGCGCTGCAATGCAGGTGATCATGGTTTTTGAAACGGCAATGAAGGCTGCGCAGGAAGCCACGGCCGGTAAGGAGTCTGAATCATGAGCGCGGTTGACCCTTTCACGCCGGGCGGGAATTTCTCGATCAGCGTCACGACCACAACCGGCCGGGTTGCTACCACGGGCGCCGGCAACGTCATGCGTCTGGCCAACGTAAGCTCCACCGAGTGCTTTGTGGCGTTCGGCACCGGCTCCGTGAATGCCACCACAAGCGGGTTTTCCATGCCGGGGAATAGTCAAGTGTTTGTCGCATCGTCCGACGCGATTACCCATGTGGCGGCGATCACGGCGAGCGGGACCACTACCCTGCGCATCTCGCGCGGTGACGGTGGCGTGTGAGCGCATCCCTGACCGCAAAGGCGTCGGCGCCTGCCGATTTTGGCACGGACAAGCGCGGCATAGCGGCGCGCTGGATCGCTGAGCTGCGGCTGTCGGGCCAGGACGCGCATAGGTTCCTGACGCGCGGCCGGGACATCGAGCGGCGATACATGGACGAACGGACCACGCCGGAGCGCGATCAGGCGCGGATGAATATTTTTTGGAGCAACGTGCAGACGCTCAAGCCGGCCATCTACGCCACCCCGCCCAAGGCGGTGGTGCAGCGCCGGTATCTGGATCAGGACGTCACCGCACGGGCAGCTTCCACGATCCTGCAACGGGCCATTCAGACGAACATCGACCAAACCGGGTGGCACGAGGCCACTGACGCGGCGGTGCTGGATTACCTCATTCCGGGGCGCGGCGTGTGCTGGGCGCGTTACGAGCCGCACTTCGATGACGTGGGCGCGGGCGAGGTGCAGACCGGCGAGGCTTCCGAAGATGGCATGACGGCGCCGATGGAGGGGGTAGAGACGGAAACCCCGGAAAGCGGGCCGGATTACGAATCCGGCACCGAACCCTCGGACGAAATGCCAGACGACGATGGCTTGCAAGTCACGAACGACGCGGAAGGCCAGATCGTCACGTATGAAGAGGTTTGCTGGGATTACGTGAACTGGCAGGACTTCCGCCATTCCCCGGCGCGCACGTGGCCCGAGGTTCGATGGGTGGCCCGGCGCGTGATGATGGGGCTTGAGGACGGGCTAGAGCGGTTTGGCCCGATGTTCCGCGACGTGCCGATGACCTGGCGCCCCGAGGGGATGACCGAGGACGAGCCTGCGTATCAGTTGTTCACGCGCGCTGTCGTGTGGGAGATTTGGTGCAAGACCTCGCGCAAGGTGTATTGGATTTGCCCCGACTACGGCGATGCGCCGCTTGATGTGCGCGATGATTGGCTGAAGCTGACGGACTTCTATCCGTGCCCCCGCCCCCTGTATGCCACGCTCAACAACTCCACCCTGATGCCGGCGGCGGATTTCCGCATGTATCAGGATCAGGCGAACGAACTGGACGACCTGACGGGGCGGATTAGCAAGCTGGCGCAGGCAATCAAGGCTGTGGGCGTTTATGACCCGGCAAACGATGGCGTGCAGCGGATTTTCAACGAGGGCGCTGAAAACAGCATGATCCCCGTGGAAAACTGGGGCACGTTTTCCGAGCGCGGCGGGTTCAAGGGCGCTGTCGATTTCATGCCGTTGGAACCGATGGTTATTGCCCTGCGGCAGTTGATCGAGGTTCGGTCGCAGACGAAACAAGACCTTTACGAGATTACCGGCATTTCCGACATTGTGCGCGGGCAGGGAATGGCCAGTGCCACCGCGACGGCGGAGCGGCTCAAGGGGCAGTTTGCACAGCTTCGGCTGCGGTCGCGCGTGGGCGACGTGGCCCGCTTCTGCCGCGATATGGTGCGGATAACCGGCGAGATTGTTGCCAAGCACTTCCAGCCCGAAACGCTGCTTCTGTTGAGCGATTATCAGCAGACCATCGGCGCCACGCCTGAACAGGCCATGGCCGCGATCCAGTTGCTTAAAAACGATCAGGCGCGGGGGTTTCGGATTGAAATTGAAGTAGATAGCACCGTTATTGCCGACCAGGAGCAGGAACAGCAATCCCGCGTCGAGTTCCTTAAGATGGCCGGCGACTTCCTCGCCATGGCCGTGCCACTGGCGCAGCAGGTTCCCCAACTAGCTGTGCTAGCGGCGCAGATGCTTCTGTTTGGCATCCGTGGCTTCCCGGTTGGCCGTGAGATGGAGGCGGTGTTTGAAACGGCTTTGGAACAGTTGCAGCAGGCGCAGCAGCAACCGCAACCGCAGCAGCCGAATCCGGATATCGTAAAGGCCGAGGCAGACGCTGCAACGAAACAGGCTGAGATGCAGCAGCGCGCGCAGGCCGAGCAGCAGAAGTTGCAATTTGAGGCGGCGAAGGCCGATCTACAGGCGCAGCTTGAGCGCGAGAAAATGGCGCTTGAGCGCGAGCGGATGCAGTTTGAGGCGGAGAAACTGGCGATCGAGCGCGACCGCATGGCGACCGACGCGAACAACGCCGAGATGGAACGGGCCATCAAATCCCGCGATATCGACCTGAAAGAGCGCGACCGGACGTTGAACCAGCGCGAGGCCGAGGTTTCGGCCATTTCCGATGCCGTGGCGCAGATGCAAGGCATGCTTGACGCCCTAAGCGTCCGCACAGAACAGGCGGCGCAGATGGCGCAGGCGCCGCGCCGCGTGACGATTGAGCGCGGCCCGGATGGGCGGGCGATTGGTGCCCGGCAGGAATTGGAGGGGATTGTCTGATGGCTACAGGCAACCGTTTCAACGCCTGGGTGGAAGCCGTGCAGGAGGGTAACGCCGACTGGACGGATTCCTTTGCCCTGGCCCTGACGAACACGGCGCCAACTTCCGCCGATAGCCTGTTGGCCGATATCAGCCAAATTAGCTACGCCAATCTCTCCAGCCGCGGCCTGACGATTACGGCTAGCGGGCAGACGGCGGGCACGTTCACGGCGACATGTGCACGACTGGTGCTGACCGCGAGCGGCGCCGTGGCACCGTTTCGGTACGTGGTCATGTACGACGACACGGCGACCGGCGACCCGTTGGTTCAGTGGTGGGACAACGGAGTCGCGACCACGATGCAGGCCGGGGACACCTTCACCTTTGGCGGCGCGCCCACCTTCACCATCTGGACGGATGCGCCCGCATGAGCCGGAAAATCATTATGCTGGATCGGCTATCGTTGGGGTCGATTGACCAAACGTACCGGGTGGCGTTTTGGCTTGAAGTGCCCGTCGAGCGGCAGGGGTTCTACGCCAATCCGAGCGCCGCCAGCGTTGTTCGGGACATTACGGCGGAGGAATTAAGCGACCTGCGCTGCGGACGTTTCGTGGAGCAAGTAGAAAACTTCACGAAACCGGCATCCGCCACCGAAGAACAGGCCCGCGCCATGCTGGAAGGGGATTACATGCGCCGGCAGGAAGAATTGAACGCACGCAACCCGTGGGACCGTTACGGCACCTATTGGGACGGCGGCAAATGGTTTGACGTAGTGGTGACGTGATATGCCGACACAAACTTACGGCGCTTACACCGCCCTGACCGTGACGAACCTGCAAAGCTTGGCCAACAGTTCCACGGTGGGCTGGCAGTCGGACGTAATCGACAACCGCACAACGGGCGCGATTGATTACGAGATTCTGTTTTACCTTCCGATGGCCAACACCGCGCCGGCCAATGACCGTTCGTGGTACTTTTACGCGGTGCCGGCCGTGCATAACGGAACGGCGTTCGTTTATTCGGACGGTGGGACAACCACGCTCCCGAGCGGCACGCAGGGCGCATACACGATTGCGGGCACCAGCAGCACCAACAACTTAATTCTATTGCGCCGGTTTTTTTACACGACGCAGAATCAGATCGTCTCCGGGTGGGCTTCGCTTTCTTCGGCGGTGGGACAGACGATGCCGGATGGTTTTTCCATTGTCGGTGTGAACTTCACCGGAGCGGCAGCAATTACGGGGTGCGTGGTCGCATACCGCGCCATTACCTGAACCATGCGGGCGTCGCCTCCTAATGGGATTCTGAGGCCGAACCCTCGCGCCTTGGCTCAGGGGCTTTCGTTCGCGCAGGCATTCGGGAATAACCCAACGCAGCCGTTTCTGACGCGCGGGGCGACGGTTTCAACGTATCAGTCAGGCGCCGTAACCGCGCCTCGGTTTGGCGCGCAGGCTATGACCGGCGCCAACGGGTGGTGGGGCAGTAGCAGCGCAAGCAATACCTACAGCCTCGGCACCAATGCCGGCACGGTAATCGTTTATTTTCTTGCCGACCACGACAGCGGCTCAGCCGGGAATCGCATTCTCTTTGCGTTCGGCAATCCCACTTTCCCGTCGGCGTATTTGGTTGCAATCTCTACTTTCTTTGGCGCATGGTATGCCGGGTGGGCAGACGGCGCGGATAAGCGGGTAACGGTTTCGGCCTCTGGCCTGTATGCCAACGGCGATCTTGTCTCCACTGCGTTGACGTGGGGGCCTTCATCGCAGATTGCGTACATGCAAGGGCGGCAAATTGTTTCCGGGGCCGCCGCCAACTACGGCACCACGGCGGCTGGTGAGCTTATTATTGGGAACAACAATAGTGGTGCGTTCCCTTGGGTGCAGGCGGCATCCGGGGGCGTCTATTACGCGGTTGCGTTTGACCGGCAGTTTACCCCAGCCGAGATAGCCGAAGCAGCAGCCGACCCTTGGTGGTGGGCGCGGCAGCCCCGGCGCCGTCCGGGCCGCACGCCGATTGCCTACACACTTAACCCCGAGCCGGTTGAGTATCGCTATACCCCCGCCACGGTGGCGTTGACGTACGAACCGGCACAGACCGGCGACACGCATGACGGGATGAAGCGCCGCAGCCGCCGGCAGCGTGCAATGGATGCCGCCGAGCAAAGGCGGCGCGCCAGCTTGGCCGAAGAGGCGCTTGCGTTGCGGCTGTCCCTAGAGGCCGCGATGGGCATGGCGGCTGAGGTGGCCGAGGAAGCGCCGCAGGAGGCGATACAGGCTGCCACGCGCCAAGCCGCCCGCATGGTGCCGGCACTGGCCGATACGCGCCCTGACGATGCCTTGCTGGCCTTGGCGCGTGAGGCGGTGACGGCGTTGCTGGCAGCGGTGCAAGAGGCCGAACGGGTGCGCGCGCTGGCCGAGGATGATGAGGATGTTTTGATGTTGTTGAGGGCGCTGTGATGCTGGTGTTTTTTGATACCGAATTTATCGACGACGCAGCGGGACGCAGCATCCTCCCATTGTCGATCGGCATGATTCGGGCTGATGGGCGGGAATTCTACGCCGAGCTTGACGCCGACGTGTCTCATGCATCGCCATGGGTGCGAGAGAACATCCTCCCTACCTTGGTGCAGCCGAAGCGCGGCTCGTTGGTTGTCGCGGCCGAGATTCGAGCCTTTGTCGGCAATGATCCGGAGTTTTGGGCGCATTACGCGGCGTATGACTGGGTTGTGCTGTGCCAAATGTTTGGCGGGTTAATGCAATTGCCGCCCGGATGGCCATCCTATGTGCGCGATCTTCGCTGCCTCATGGATGATTGCGGCGTGTGGGTGAACGATCAGCACGATAACCAGCACCACGCTTTATCCGATGCGCGATGGGTGCGGGAAACGTGGCTGCGTTTGAAGGGGTTTCGCGCATGAAACGAAAATACGTCTGGCATGACGGCCAATTCGTCGACGTGACCGACTGGAAGCGGCCGGCGCCGAAGTTCCCGGCGATCATTCGCGACACCATGGACGCCGCGTGGCACCCCGCCACGGGCGAGATGATGGACAGCAAATCCCGGTTCCGCGAAGTCACCAAGGCGCACGGCCTCGTGGAAGTCGGCAACGATTGCCAGAATAGGCAAAATCCTGCCGCCGATCTCGCGAAAGACCGTAAACAGGACATCGCGGAAGCGTGGCAGATGGTGGAGCAGGGCTATCAGGCGCCCCCCATTGAAAGCGTTTCGGATTGGGATGGCCCGACGAAGCTATACGGGGATACATGAGCGAAACCATCGACGCACCGCAGATTGACACGCCAGCCGAGGCCCCTGCGCCGGATGCTGCGGACGACCTGCGCGCGGCGCTCGGTGCGGCGTTCGATCAGCATTCCGATCCGGAAACCGAGCGTGACGAAAGCGGCCGGTTTGTCGCTCGTGAACGATCGGCTACGGATGTTGTCGATGATGAAACCCCGGTTGATGAGACGCAAGCGGAGGCAAAGCCCGATGCAGAAGCCCAAGCCGCCGAAGAAACCCGGCCCGCGATGCCTGCTGAAATGGCCCCGATCAAGCAGGTTCTAGACGACTACGCGCATCTCTACCGCGCCAAGGGGGTTGCCCCGGAAGCCGCCGTAAAGGCGCTTTTCGATGCCGAGGTGGCGCTTCGCAGCCGGCCGGATGAGGCTTTTCCGGCGCTGGCGCAAGCCTTCGGCTTCGACATCATGAAGTGGGCGGCGCAGCGTATGCCGCCCACACAGAATGAGCAGGCACAGACCGCGCCTGCCGACCCCGCGTATCAGGCTCTTGTTGCCAAGGTGCAGCAGCTTGAATCGCATCTGACTGCCCAGCAGCAGCGTAGCCAGCAGGCACAGACCGCTCAGGTAGAGCGGATGGTTGCCGAATTTGCCGCCGATCCCAAGCATGCCCACTTCGCGAGCGTGGAGCCCTTGATGGCCGCGTTCATTGAGAAGGGGCAGGCCAAGGATCTGGAAGCGGCCTATGAAATGGCGTGCCGCGCGCACCCTGACGTGTTCAAGACGATCCAGCAGAGCGAGGCCGCAGCCAAGGAAAAGGCCAGCCTTGATGCTCAGCGCAAAGCAGCGGCCCAAGCGAAAGCCAAGGCTGGCAGCGTGCGCGGATCGGCTACTGTCGCGGGTATTGCGAAGCCGCCTGATGACCTGCGCGGAACGCTTAACGCTGCCTGGGATGGACGCCTCAACTAGGCACATTCACAGGAGTAACGGCGATGTCCTCGCCCAATCTTTCCGAAATCGTCACCACGACGCTGCGTGCGCGTAGTGGCAAGCTTGCCGACAACGTGACCCGCAACAATGCGCTTCTGGCGCGCCTCAAGGAACGCGGCAAGGCTAAGCCGTTCTCCGGTGGCCGCACCATCGTGCAGGAAATTTCCTACGCGCAGAACGGCACCTACAAGCGGTATTCCGGCTACGAGGTGCTGAATATCACCCCGTCCGACGTGTTCACCGCCGCCGAGTTCCCGATCCGGCAGATGGCCGTGGCCGTGTCCATCTCTGGCCTGGAAATGCTCCAGAACAGCGGGCGCGAGGCGGTCATTGACCTGCTTGAAAGCCGCATCCAGAACGCCGAAGACACGTTCAAGAACGGGCTTGCCTTCGACGTGTATTCGGACGGTCTCGCCACTGGCCAGATCAACGGCCTGCAATCGCTGATTTCGACGGCGCCCGGTTCCGGCACCATCGGCGGCATTGATCGCAGCACCTGGCAGTTTTGGCGCAACATCGCTTACAGCGCGGTGACTGACGGCGGCGCGGCTGCGACCTCCGCCAACATTCAACGATACATGAACACGGTTGCCATTCAGCTTGTCGCCGGCAATCGCGCCACTGACATGATCGTGGCCGACAACAACTATTACCGCCTGTATCTGGAAAGCCTCCAGGCCATCCAGCGCGTGACCGACGAAAAGACGGCAGGCGCCGGCTTTACCTCGCTGAAATACTACGGTTCCGGCCGTTCCATCGACGTTATCCTTGACGGTGGGTTCCAGGGCTATGCCTCGGACACCAATCCGTCCACGGGCGGCGCGGCGGCGAACACGATGTATTTCATCAACAGCGAGTTCCTGCACTACCGCCCGCACCGTGACCGCAACATGGTCCCGCTTGACCCGGATCGTTTCTCGGTCAACCAGGACGCCATGGTCAAGCTCATCGGGTGGGCCGGCAATATGACAATCTCCAACTGTCGCCTTCAGGGCGTTCTGACGGCCTAAGGAGGGCACGGACATGAGCGGTTCTATTGCAGTCTTCGGTGAAGGCTTCAACTTCACCCATACCGACCCGGCGATCTCTACCAGCACGCCGGAATATCCCGGCGCCTCTCCCGCCGTTGGCACGTGCGTTAACGGCACCGATGGCGCTGTCTGGGTGCGCGTGATTGCCGGCGGCACCGTCGCGGCCGGTGACGTGGTGCTGATTACCACGAACAGTTCGTGGACGGCGCAGGCCATGACCAGCACCTTGGCTAAGGGCAAACTGGGCCAGATGGTGGGCATTGCGGGCTCGGCGGCGACTGTTGGCCAGTTCTTCTGGATGATGATTTCTGGCCGTTACCCCAGCGTCAACGCCACCACGGGCCAAGCCGGGTTCACGGTGCTTTCCAGCACCGCGACCGCTGGCCGGATTGGCGCTGCCGTGGGTGGCGCTTCGGCCAAGGTGACGGGGCTGGTGCTGACTGCCACGGCGGCGTCGAACGTCGCGGCGGCTATCGCCACCGGCGCGGCTGTCGGCACCGACGATTAATGGAACAAGCGGGGGGCCTCGGCTCCCCGCCAACTCGTGAGGGTTTATGAGCGATCTAGCAACGCTGTCCGGGCAGGTGCAGTTTCAGGGCGACTGGGGCGGCATCGTGGTGCCGAATGACCGTCGCATGGTGCGCTTTGTCAACGTGCCGACGCAGAACACGGTTCGATCCGAGGCCGAGGGGCGGCCGATCTTTGAAAACAAGATCGTCGTGTTTGTTCGCCACCCCGGCGAGCGCGACGAAACCGCCGTTGTGATGAAGGAAGGTCACAAATACGAGTTTCCTCGAGCGTGGGCGGCGTTTGAGGCTGGCCAGCAGCCGGAAGCCGAGGGCACCCCGCTTGCCATCCTGTTCCCCGCCGATCCCGCCATCGTGCAGCACATGCGAGCATGCCACGTGTTCACGGTGGAGCAGCTTGCCGGACTGACGGCGGAGGCAAAGCGCCGCGTGGGCATGGGCGTGGAAGGTTATGTGTCGCAGGCGCAGAAGTTCCTTGATGCCGCCGAGCGTGCCGCGCCGATGCATCAGGTCGAAGCGATGATGCGGCAGATGCGCGAGGAAAACGAAGCGTTGCGGTCGCAGATTTTGGCGATGGCGCAACCGACCACGCGGGGCCGGAAGCGCCGCGATGACACTGAATCCGAAGGGGATGAATGATGGCGGCTCTTGCGGTTGATCTTATCGGATCGGGCATGCCGGCGCTTCTGGCGTCGCAGCTTGGGACGACTATCGTTTCCATTACCGGGGTTGGCACCGCGCAGGGCGGCAGTTCTCCGCGTGTGTTTGGCGGCAACGTGTGTCTGTTGACTACGGCCGTCGGCGCAACCGCTTGCACCATCGACAGCGCGATGGCCGTTGGCGACGTGGCCGAGGTCTACACCATTACCGCGACGACCGGGCTTCTGTTCCCCCCGACCGGCTGCACCATCGACCAGGGCAGCGCCAACGCGAGCGTCAGCATTGCGCAGAACCGTGGGCGCCAGGTCCGCAGGGTTTCGGCCACGGCGTTCGTGACGATCTACGGGGCTTAAGTAGGCACGCATGGCGGCTCTCCCGAATGACCTCTTGGGGTCTGGCATGCCGCCCCGGCAAGCAGCGTTGCTGGGGGATAGCATTCGGACGCTTGCTGCGAACACAAATACCCAAAGCACCACATCCATTATTTACAATGGGGAATTTTGCCTTGTAACGAGCAGTTTTACAGACCAAGCCGTCAGGCTTGACACTAATTTTCCTATTGGCGGCGTTGTTACTGTTTTTAGCCTTAGTTCAAGTGGCGTTCGTGTATTCCCCCCGGTTGGTTGTTCCATTGACGGCGTTGCCGTCAATGGGAATATTAACGTCGCGCAACTCCGCGCCCGTCAAATCCGCAGGGTTTTGGCCACTCGATTTTTGACGCTCGCCGGAGGGGCCTAATCCATGAGCAGCACCCTTCTCGTGCTGGTGCAAAACGCCTGTGCTGAGTTGGGCGTTGCGGTGCCGGGTTCGGTGGCGGGCGCCACGGATCAGCAGACTATGCAGATGTTCGCGCTTGCCAATGCGGTAGGCGCGGATTTGCTGTCACGGCACCAGTGGACGGCGTTGCAGACGCAAGCAATCATTGCAGTGGAATCCCCGACCGTCACCACGGGGACGACGACCGATGGCAGCGCGGCGATTACGAATGTCGTCACCTTCCCCTCTGGCCCAGTCACGGCCTATATCGTTTCCGGCAACGAAATTCCTGCCAGTTCGCGGGCGGTGTCCAACGCAGTCACTCCGCCGCTGAGTGGCACCACGGTAACGCTGGATACGCAGGCGAGCGGCAGCGTTGTGGCCACGTCAATCACGATTTCCCGTGACACGTATCCGGTGCCGGCTGATTTCGTGACGTTCATCAATGACACGCAATGGGACCGTGGCAACCACTGGCGCCTGCAAGGGCCGGCTTCCCCGCAGGAAGATCAGTGGCTGCGAAGTGGCATCGTTACCACGGGGCCGCGCCGATGGTTCCGGCAGGTTGGGCGCGGACTGGACGTGTTCCGGCTGTGGCCGCCGCCTGGCACAAACGATGTTCCGGGGCCGCTGTCTTACGAATATCTGTCGTCCTATTGGGCGTCGGATAGCGCCAGCACGCCGAAGGCGCGGTTCACGGCGGATGCGGATACGTGCATCTGGGATGACCGGCTGATTGTGGAGGGCATCAAGTGGCGGTTCTTTGCGGCGAAAGGGTTTGACTATTCCTCGCAGTTTGCCCTCTGGCAGCGGCAGTTGCACGTGGCGCAGGCGCGCGACGGTGGGGCGCCGGTGCTGAGCATGACGCGGCGCCGCTGGCCGATCTTCATCAGCCCTGCCAACGTGCAGGACGGCAACTTTCCGAACCGCCCATGATGGACTGGCGCAACTACCTCAACCTCAAACCACCCGTTGACCCCTCGATGTCCAACCCCGTTGGAACGTCAACGATGCAGCGTGTGACCAATCCCAGCCCCGACGTATCGCCGCTGATTAGCGCGATGCTGAACACGCCAGAGCAGAAGTTGGGCCGGTTTTGGGCGATGGCGACGGGGCGGGCCAAGCCGAACACCGGGGCGGATTTGCCGGAACTGACGCGGCTAGGGAACGAGGCTTACGACTATGCGGCGGGGTTTTTCGGGCAGACTACGCCGATGAAAAAAGTTGACCTAAATTGGGTTCGTGAGGCGCTGAAAAAGCGCGGGGTGGATTTCACCGAAACCGCGTCCCGCTCTATGAGCGACACATTTGGCCCATCGGCAAGCCATTATTTTAAAGTAGGGGATAAAACTATTCGCATTTCCGACCATTCTTATGGTCCGGGGAACGCGGCAGATTTGCGTTATGGAATGAGTGCGGACGAAGCCACTCAAGCAATTGAATTGGCGTTCAATCCAGCGCCACAAAAAGCCGTTGACCCGTTTGGCTTTTTGAACGACGCCCAAAAGGCGGAGCGAGCGCGTAAATTGGCCAACGATAGCCTGCTAGAAGCGGAGGGGCTTGGCCATCTCACGGGAACCGCGCGTAAAAAGGCACTCAAAAAATTGAGTGCCACCGAATGAGCGCCGCTCTCTCCCCCCGCACGACCGCACGCTCCGTCAACTTCCCCGTTGCCGTGGGCGGCTGGAACGCTATCGACGCGCTCGATGCGATGGCGAAGAACGAGGCTGAGACGCTTATCAATTGGTTCCCGGCCACTACCTACCTGCGCCTGCGGGGTGGCTCTACGGCGCATTGCGACACCGGCACGGGCGACCCTGTGACCAGCATTGCCACGTATTCGAGCGGCACGGCTGACGACTTGCTGGCCTATTCGGACGGCAAGTGGTGGGACGTGACTAGCAGCACGCCGACTGCGTTGGCCACGGTTGGCACTGGCGGCTATTGGAACAGCACCAATTTTGCCACGGCGGCAGGACAATACCTGTTGACCGTGAACGGGGACGCCACCCCGCAGGTCTACAACGGCACGACGATGGTTGATGCGGTCAACACGATTGGCGGCATCGCCCCAACGATCACGTTTTCCGCCGTGTGCAACTTCAATCAGAGGCTCTACTACGTCGAGAGCAACAGCCTGTCTATTTGGTATCTCGGCGTCGGGTTGTTTCAAGGCGCGCTCACGGAATACGACATTGGCCCGCTTGCCGCAGAAGGCGGGAAGCTCGTGGCCATCGGCACGTGGACGGTGGACAACGCGGCGGCTGGCGCGAACGAAATGTTCGTCGCGGTCACGGATCAGGGCGAAGTGTTCATCTTCACAGGCCTGTATCCCGGCGGCGTGTGGAACATCTCGGCGCGGTTCGTGGTGGGCAAGCCGGTCAAGGGGCCGAATTGCCTCATCCGCATCGGACCCGATATGGTGTTGTTGTGCGAGGATGGGTTCCAGCCGCTGGGCCAGTATTTGCAGCTTGGACGATCACAAGCGCAGCGCGTGGCCCTGTCGCAGAAGATCGGCAATGCGGTTACGGAAGCGGTGACGGCGTATGGCACCGAGAACGGGTGGTGCGCCACGCTGCACCCGGCGCTGAATATGCTTCTGTTCAACGTGCCGCGCTCCGGCGGCGTGTATTACCAGTATGTCGTCAACACCCTGACGGGCGCGTGGGCACAGTATCAGGGGATGAACGGCATATGCTGGGCCAGCCTTAACGGCGCGCTCTATTTCGGCGCCGCTAACGGTATCGTGTATAAGGGCGAAAATGGCACCAGTGACAACGGCGCCAACATTCGCGCGGAATATCGCGGGGCGTATCAATACATTGGCGGCGAGGGGCTGATAAAGCGCGCGACGATGGCGCGGCCGGTGTTCCAGACGACCGGGCCGATTACGGTTTCGTTTGGCATCAACGTGGATTTTAACAACACAACCCTGACGGCGCCGGTTTCGTCGTTTGCGAGCGGCGCCTTGTGGGGCTCCAGCCTGTGGGGCGTGGCGACGTGGGGTAGCGGGATGACGCTGCAACAGAACTGGATCAGCGCCGACGCGCTGGGCTATGCGATGGCGCCTCATTTCATCATTCAGACCGGCACCATTCAGGCGCGGCTGATGAATGTTTCGGTGCTTTACGAGCGGGGGGCGTTCCTGTGAACCCGCGCAATGACCTTGTGTTTGGCCAGGATGAGCGCGTGGCGGCATGGGTGGCCAAGCAGTTGCCGCACGTGGGCGCGGGCGGTTTCGGGCCGTGCCGCGCGGTGGCGGTGGTGAATGGCAACCGGCCGCTGGGGGCGATTGTCTATCACGCGTACGATGAACGCGCCGGGGTCATCCAAATCAGCATGGCGACTGTTTCGCCCTATTGGGCCAAGCCGCAAACCATCCGCGACCTGCTCGCCATCCCGTTCTTGCAATACGGCGTGCGCAAGGTTTGGACGTGCATTCCCGCCGACAATGCACGCGCGATCCGGTTTAACTTTGGCATCGGCATGACCTGCGAAGGCAAGTTGCGCCACCATTTCGGGCCAAAGCGCGCCGCGTGGATTTTCGGGATGATGCGGAATGAATACGACGCCCGGTGGGGCTTGAAGGAGGCGGCGTAATGGGCAGCAAAAGCGGCGGCTCCGCCCCGGCGGCTCCCGATCCTCGGGTAACGTCGCAGGCGCAGACTGACAGCAACGCGGCGACGGCGCGGTTGCAGGCGCAGTTGAACCGCGTCAATCAGGTGGGGCCGACTGGCCGCGTGACGTGGAGTCAAGGCGCGCCTGCGATGGACCGGCAGGCGTGGGAAGATGGCGAGGTGGCCCGAGCCCGGGCGGCTTTCGACGCGACCAACCCGGGGCCTGATTCGAGCTATGTCCCGATGCAGGGTGGCGGCGACAACGACGCGAACAACACACCGGGATCGGCGCTGCCGCGTGTGTTTGACGAAGCCGGGTTTCGGGCGTCGCTTGCGGGGCGCCCTGTGCCGACGATGGGCGGGCAAGATCAGTGGACGATGACGACCACTCTGAGCCCGGAACAACAGCGGCTTTACGATCTCAGCACCCGCGCCCAGACGACATACGGCAACATCGGCAACACGCTGCTTGACAACGTCCGGGGGCAGCTTTCCCAGCCGGTCAACGTCGATTGGGCGGCAGAACGTGACCGGGCGTTGCAGGCGCAATTGGGGCGGCTCAACCCGACGATGGCCAGCGCCGAGGAAAACCTCCGCCAACGGCTGCGCAATAGCGGGCTGACGGAAGGATCTGAGGGATGGAACCGGGAGTTTCGCAACTTCAATCAGGGCCGCAACGACATGTTGCTCGGCGCCGACTTGAACGCGGGCAACACGGTGGGGCAGGCGATCCAGCAACAGGCGGCGCTTCGTGGCATGCCGCTTAACGAAGTGGCGGCGCTGCTTTCTGGCCAGCAGGTGCAGACGCCGCAGCTCGCCAACACGCCGCAGGTTGGGGTGGCGCCTACGGATGTGATGGGCGCCTACAACACCGCGTACCAGGGGCAGTTGGCGCAGTGGCAAAACCGGCAGCAGCAACAGGCGGCGGGGCTGGGGGGGTTGTTTGGGCTGGCGGGCACGTTGGGCGGCGCGGCAATCCGTTCCGGCCTGATTTCCGATGCGCGCCTGAAAGACAACATCCGGCGCATCGGCACGGCTGACAACGGGCTGCCGATTTATTCGTTTACATACAAAGGCGACACGACAACGCACATCGGCCTGATGGCGCAGGACGTGGCGCCAGTGAACCCGGATGCCGTAATGACGATGCCAAACGGGTTTATGGCTGTCGATTACGGCAAGGCATTGGAGGCGTAGCATGGGCGAGTCTCTGACGGCGCTGTATCTCCGGAACCCGGAACTGGCCAACGCGATCCGGCGGAGGCAGGAAGGCGCGCAGCTTATGAAGATGGGCGGCGACTCTTCGCCCATCCGCTCGCCGTTGCAGGGGCTTTCTAGGCTCGCGCAGGCGCTTGTGGGCGGTTATGAGCAGGGGCAGGCGGACAAGGAAATCCGCACGCAAGGGGAGAAATCCGGCGCGGAAGTCGGAGATTTCCTCAAGCGTGCCATGGGTGGCGGACAACCGGCTGCCGCGCCTATGGAGCCTCCGCCGACTGCACCAGTAACCCCCGTGGCGCAAACGCCACTTGCCCCGCCTGACATTGCTCCATTGATCCAAGCCGAGGCGGAAAAGCGCGGCATTCCCCCGGCGCTGGCCAATGCGCTTTTTTCCGTGGAAAGCGGGTTTAATCCGCAGGCGCGGAACCCTCGCTCGGGGGCGTTCGGAATGGGCCAGGTGCTGGCAAGCACGATGGCGCAGCCGGGGTATGGCATGCAGCCTACCAACGAAGCGGAGTTGTCGGATCCTCGCAAAGCGGTGCAGTGGTCTTTGGATTATCTCAAAGCCCGTGGCGGCGCGCTTGGCGTGACGGATTGGAACGATCCGCAGCAACAGGCTCTGGCGTTGCGGGCTTATGGCGAAAATACCGACGAATACGTCAACAAGGTGCAATCCCGCATGGGCGGGGCGCTTCCGGTTTCTGCGCCTGTCGCATCGCCGCCGGGAGGCGCCCCGCAAGCCGCGCAGGGCGTTGACTACCGCGCGATGGCGTTGGAAGCCGCCACGTCTCGCAATCCGCAGTTGCAGGCAATGGCGCCGATCCTAATGCAATTGGCAAAGAACGAAGATCAAGGATTTATCCTTGCCCCCGGCGCCGAGCGGCGGGACCGCGCTGGCAATGTGATCGCGCGCAACACGACGATTAGCCCGACTACGCAAGTAAACCTTGACCAGCGAGGGCCGGGCGCCTTTGAAGTGGAACGCGCCAAGACGCTGAATACGCGGCTTACGGAATTGGAGGACGCGGGGAGCAAGGCCACCAGCACCCTCGGCCAGTTGCGCCGGGTCGAATCCTTTCTAGACAACTTCACGACTGGCGCGGGCTCGCAAACACAAATCACGCTTGGCCAGTTGGCTGACCGGCTAAACGTGCCGGAGGAAACGCGCAAGTTGCTAGGCGTTCAAGGCGACAAAATCGCGCAAGGTGAAGCGATCCGGAGTGAAGCAGCGCGTATGCTTGTCGGGATGATCGGCAGCGGCGGCTTCCCCGCGCAGGGTTTCAGCAATGCCGACCGCGAAATGCTTGAGCGCGCCTTGCCGGGGCTTGCAAACTCCCCCGGCGGCAACCGCATTATCATTCAAGCCATGCGCGGCGCGGCTGAAAAGCAAATTGAGATTGCCCGCGCATACCGTTCCTTTATCAAGGAACGGGGTGGCAAACCTACCCCTGCGTTGTTGGAAGAATTCAACGCAGACGTGTTGCCCGGCATCCAAGAGCGCGATGTTGCTATTCCTCTGCTGCAACAGGGCGGATGGATGGATAGCACCCCAGCGGGGCAAACCACTGCTCCGGCACCGGGCGGCATTCAGGAAGGCGCCACGGCTATCAACCGGCAGAACGGGCAACGGCTGATCTTCCTGGGCGGCAAGTGGGAGCCGGCGCAATGAGCGGTGCCATGACGCGACTGCCGCCGGGGTTCGAGCTTGAGCGGCCGGTGCAAACTCCCGCGCCCGCCGCGCTGCCGCCGGGCTTTGAATTGGAACAGCCGGAACAGCCCGGCATGCTGTCGCGCGCCGGCACCTACGTTGACAATCTTGTGCGACAGGTAGCCAAGGGCGCGACGTTCAATTTCTCGGATGAAATCGCAGCCGGCGCCGGGGCCGCGACTGGCAGCGGCGGCACCATGGGCGACCGCTACACGGCAAACCTTGCCGCCGAGCGTGGACGCGACAAGGCGTTTGAGGCTGACAACCCCTATGTGGCGCTTGCGGCACAGATTGCCGGCGGCATTGCCAATCCTGTTACGCGCTTCCCGCTTACCGGCGGACTTCTGCGCCGATCCTTGATGGCGGGCGGCGCTGGCGGCGTGCTGGGGGCGGCTGCGGGTTTTGGTGAAGGCGAAGGCAACTTTGCCGATCGAGGCGGCGCGGCGTTGACAGGTGGCGTAACGGGCGCTGCACTGGGGGGCGCGCTGCCAGTGGTGGCGGAAGGCGTATCCCGTTTGGCTCGCAGGGTCGCGCCGTATCTCGGCATGAACGTGCCTGCCACTGATGCGCAGCGCGTGCTTCTGCGGGATTTGGAGCGCAGCGGCACCAGCCTAGATGATGTGCGGGCTGGGCTGGCGGGCGCCGGCAATCAGCCCATGGTGATAGCGGACGTGGCCGGCGAAAACGTCGCGGGGCGGGCGCAACAGGTGGCGCGCGTGCCAGGCGCTGGGCGCCAGATGGCGGCCGATCTTGTCGAAGGGCGCGGCGGGTTGAACCAATCGGCGCGACTTGAGGGGGAGGTGAAGCGGGCTATCAATGCGGAGGATTTTGCTTCAACGAAGCAAGATTTGCTTCGCACGCGGGCGACTGCGGCAGCCCCGAAATACGAAGCCGCGTTTACTCGGATTGTCCCCACGGCCGAGGAAGCCGCCAAAGTTGAGCGGTTCATCAAAGACCCAATCGGGCAAGAGGCTTTGCAGAAAGGGCTTCGCATTATTGAGTTGGAGCACCTTGCCGCCGGCACAAAGTTTGATCCTGCCGCGTACGCCGTGGCGCGAGCGCCAGATGGCAAGTTCATTTTGGAGCCCGAGAAGGTGCCGACGCTGCGCCTGATGGATGCAGTAAAGCGCGGGTATGACGAAATCGTTGAGGGTTATCGCAACGATGTTGGAGTGCTGCAACTGGACCAATACGGCCGGGCGGTAAACAACGCGCGGGCAGCGTATCGTAATGAACTCGTCGATATGTACCCCCGCTATGGCGGGGCGCTCAAGGCGTGGTCGGGACCGTCTGAGGCGCTTGACGCGATGGCTCTAGGCAAGCGGGTGTTGACGGGCGAGGCGGACGAAACCGCTCAAGTCATCGCAAAAATGTCGCCGTCCGAAAAAGATATGTTCCGCATCGGCGTTTCACGCGCCCTAATCGACCGCGTGAAGAACACCGGGGACACGCGCGACTTGTCCGCCGTTCAGAACATTTGGGGCAGTCAGGGCGTGCGCGAGCGGGTGGCGGCGGCGTTCGATGATCCGAAGGACTTCGAGCGGTTTAGTAACTTCATGAAGAACGAACTTACCATGGCCAAAACCAACGCCATGGTGAACCCGCGCGCCGGCTCGCAGACTACCCCCCTCGCGCAATTCACGGCAGACGGCCAATCCGCCCCGCCTGGCACCCTGTTTAACGCCATGCTGTCCGCAGCCCGTAGTGACATGCTGGGGGCGGCCGCCAACGTCCTGCGGCCCTACACGCGCGGAGAACCGGACGTGTCGGCGCTGGCGGGGGAGATTGCGCCCTATCTGTTCAGCATGAAGGCGGGCGACCGTGCCCGGCTGCTGGATGCGTTGCAAAAGCGCCAGCTTCGCGACCAATCAACGCAAGGCATGTCTCGGCGCCTAGGTGATGCGTTGCTGCGAGGCGGCACGGTTGGCGCCGTGCAAGTCGAAAACTAGCGGTCAAGCGCAATGGCAATCAGGAACACGATAAACAGGCCCATGGCCAGATACAGGAGTGCCATCTAGTGAGCCGCAACGGCGCCGGAAGCTACACCCTGCCCGCCCCATATCCATCGGGCTTCGCGAACAGCACGATTATTGACGCGCCGACGATGAACACTGTGTTTACCGACATCCAAACCGCAATGACCGCCAGCACGGCTGCGGACGGGCAGACGCCGATTGCGGGCAATTGGGACTGGAAGGGCTACACCCTCACGGGGGTAAGCACCCTCAGCGCCACGGCGGCGGCGTTCACCAACGTCAGCACCTCCGGCGGCGTGACGGTGGGCAACGGTTTTGTCGTGACCAAGGGCGGCGCCACGGTGACGGCCGGCGGGCTGACGGTCACAGCCGGCGGGCTGACGGTCACAGCCGGCGGGGCGACGATCACGGCGGGCGGCGTGACCGTGGCAGCCGGCGGCGCTGCGGTGACGGGCAACAGCACCGTGACCGGGACCATGACCGTAAGCGATGCCCTGACGGTTTCCAAAGGCGGGGCCGCGATTACGGGCAACAGCACCGTAACCGGCACCCTGACGGTTACCAGCACCATCGGCGCGGCGGCAGGCACAAAGGCGGGCCTCGCAGTCATCTTTGACCAGTTCCCCGCCACCCTGGCCAGTCCGGGGGGGATTACGCTTCCGTCTGGACTGATCCTGAAATGGGGAACCGGCACCTACACCGCAGGCACCGGCACCGTAACCTTCGCGGTCAATTTCCCCACGGCGCTGCTCAACGTGCAATGCACCCTGACGACCGGCGGCGCGGCGCATGCATCGTGGCCACCTGGCCCGTCGCCCGCGTCTTACGCCGTTTCCGGCTTCACGGTTTACGGCGGCACGGGCCAAAACGGAACGTTCTCTTGGCTGGCGTTGGGGCATTAATAATGCGTCAATGTCACGCAAATGTGATTTTTTCGCCTGTAGGTTGTGGAAGTGCTAGGGGTTTTGTTCCATGAATGACGCCGTTGACTACGGGACAATGCAAGCGGTGTATGAGCGCCTCACTCGCCTGGAAGAGCGTGGCGCCGCACGAGACGAGCGGATGCATCGCATGGAGCAGGCGCTTGAGCGGTTGACAGAGCAGATGGAGGCGGTTGCCACCGATGTGCGCGCCGCCAAAACGGGCCTTCGCGTGGGGCTGTGGATTGCCTCAACGGTTCTCCCATCCCTCAGCGCGGGCGTTACGTGGTTGTCTATGCATCTGTGGGGTAAGTGACATGGACTACATCGTTTCCCGCCTTCGGGAGCCTTCGACGTATGCCGGGATGGCCTTGCTGGCGGCGGCGTTCGGGCTGGCGGTGCCTGCGGAGTGGGTGCAGGCGCTGTCCGCCCTTGGCATGGCCGTGGGGGGCGTGGTGGCGGTGGTGATGCGGGAGCGGCAGGGCTAAAGCCCTTCCGCTTTGGCGCGGGCTAGAACGGCGCGAGCGTGGTCTTCACCCTTCCAATACATGTCGCCATGGAATTGCAAGTGGTCTAAAGCCCCCTCCAACGCCTCCACCAGCGCCCGCACGGTGGCGGGGGTGGCGACGGGGGCAGCATCCAAGTATGCCCGCACGGCCTTCAACCCTACCGTAACCTTTAACGCCGCCAATATGTCATCATCAATGCTGTCAAGCAGCGACGTAAACCCACGGCGGCCCCGCAGGGCTTCAATGATCGCATTGCCGGCAGCTTCTATTGCATCCGGCGGCTCGCATCGCGCGTCAGTCATGGCGGGCTTCCGGGGCGGCGGGTGGCGTAAAAAGCGGGCGCCAGTGAGTAGGCGACGGAACGCCAGATATCCGGCCGCCAGCAAAATCCTGGCCATCGCGCCACATGCCACCGGACCAGACAGCCCACCGCTGCGATTGAGTGCGGCTGCAACCGATCATGATCGGCTCCCCATCCCTCGGCGCCGTCTCGATCGGCTGCCACCCCGACGCGCGGCGGTTCCAGGCGGCGCGGGCGTCTTCGTCTGAAAGCCCTACGCTAGCCCTCGCGCCACAACCTCGACACCAAATCCAGCGCGATGCGTTCTCGTCGGCATTGTCGTATTCCGCCTCCCCACCACAAAACGGGCACGGCGGCAGCCGGTTGTCGTCGTCACTCATCATACACCTCCATTTTCCCGCAGGCCGTGGTTTCGCGGGCTGTCCATTTCACATCGTCACTCATCGGCGGGCGGCTCCGCAATGCGCCAGCAGGTCTGGCGTGTTCATGGCCCGCAGCCGGATGCCATTCGCCCTTCTCTTGGCGTCGTGCCGGTTGTGGCAACGCTGGCACAACGCGGCAAGGTTCTGCGGTCGCACATCCTCGGGCGCATCGTTCAGGATGTGCGCCACCGTCAGCACGACGCGGCTGCCCGTGATCGGGTGCGGCGGAGCTGGACGCGGTGAGGGGTGTCAGGCATTGGCCGGAAACTCGTTGTGCTCGCGGCCGTCCAGAAGGCGGCCGGCGCGGTTTTTGCCCAGGCGCATCATCTGTCGCCCTTCGATCATTTGGACCGCGACAGCGTGGCGACCGGCATCGGTGAGGCCGTTCCACCAGCCGCAGTGCGCAGCGGAGAAATCGTTCAATCCGACCCATTCCCCCCACTGCTTCATGAAAAACGGCACCCCCGCCGCCGCGCATTGGTCCCGCAGCGAGCGCGCCCAATCGGGATGCATCGGCCGCGCGCCGGGGCCGGACTCGCCGCCGGCGATGATCCAGCTGACGCCGCCGACGCTAGACGGGCCGCTGACCGCGTCAAGGATGCGGCCGGTCAGTACGTCCCATTTCGTGCCCCAGCGATTCGTGGCTTGAAAGTTCAGGCCGGAAAGCAGCGGCTCGCAGCTCAGGAAGCGAACGGCTGCCGGCACTTGCGATAGGTGCCACGCGCGAACGGCGAGCTGTTTCTGGTTTTCCGCGGTGGTGCCGAGCCATACGTTCTTCCATCCATCGCGCCAGAGAAGCCGAGATATGGTGGAATCGTAGCCGGCGGCTGGGCCGGGCAGCATTTTGGCGATGTTCTGTGGGCGCTTCGTCAGGAGCAGCCAATCGAGGTGCGGGGTGTCGCGGATCAGCTTCCAGAGATCCACGCGCCATTCGTCCGCCACCTGGTTGTCGAAGACGTCGGCGAGGCTGGCGCAGAAGACGCGGAAGCGGCGGCCTTCGCGCTCGGCCTGGCGGTTCCACTTCAGCGGCTGCTGCCAGTTGGCGGCGCTGGTGCGGCGGCGATCGCCCTGCCAGAGCTGCGACTGGCCGGTGCGCTTGGCCCAGCTTTCGGCATAGCAGTTGTCGCACGCCGGGCTGACTTTGGTGCAGCCGACCCATGGGTTGAAGGTGTGGTCGCACCACTCGATCTTGCTGTTCTCAGCCATCACGAAGCCTTTTCAGCTCGATTGCCAGGATCGCGCGGCGGTGTATCGGCTGCGCCCTTCGGGCGAACGATACGGCCAGTCCCACCCACTATCCCGCCATGTTGCGTTAACCGTCACAACGCCGGCAAAATGAACTACGCACACAGTTCCGTCCGGTGTGCCCGACGGGGGGCGGCATTCAGCGGTCATGGGTGAACGCCGGTGATGTTAACGCCATTGCCGGCCCACGGCGCACCGCTTAGGCCAGCCGTCCAGACGTGATCGCAACGGTAGCACTTGAACTGCGGGCGCCCGTCGTGCGGGGCCTTTCGCTCATCAAAGCCACTCTTAAAGCAAGCAGGACAAAGTTTGTGAAACGGCGGCGGTTTGATGCGTGCGTTGCGACGCCGTTCCCTGCGGGATTTGGCACTCACACCTCCACCCTCCCCGCGAGCGTGGCGGCGCGGCAAGAGTTGTAGCCGACATCATGCTCGACGGTTTCGCCGGGCTGTCGATGTCGCGCCAGCGGACGCTCCCCCGGCACCCTCACCAGCACCACCCCCTCCGCCTCGGCCAGCGCGAGGGCGGCGCGGAGGGCAGCGCGGGCTTGCGTGCGACAACGATCCAGCGCCCGATATCCCAACGTGCCGGGCTTATCGCTGCACGTGGCCACCAACACATCCCATGGGCTAGCTTCCTCGCGGAGATTGGCGTGGTAGATCGCCCGCGCCGCCGCCTCCACCATGCGCTGCGGTAGGTCGGTCATGGCTTCCCCCATGCGACAACAACGCCAGCAATCATGCCGGCGCCGTAGGACCATCCATTCCATTCATCAACGGAACCTAGTGCCAAGCCAGCCAGCGCGCCCAAGGTGATCGAAATTAGGAGCCTCACACCTCCACCCTCCCCGCGAGCATTTCGCGGATAGCAGCGTTTCGGCCATCGCCGTGTATTGACATGCTGAATACCTGTTTCGGCACCTTGAACAACCCAACCCCCTCCGCCTCGGCCAGCGCGAGGGCGGCGCGGAGGGAGGCGCGGGCAAACCCCTCATATCGTTGGTGCGTGTCCATAGGCTGCAACAACCAGGCGCGGTCGGCCCATTCAAAGTCGTCGATGGCTTCCATGTAGGCACGCCAGCGGTGCCGCCACATCGCCCGCGCCGCCGCCTCCACCATGCGTTCAGGGAGGGTCATGGCGTGGGCTCCTTCGGTTGGTGTTCGCCGCACCATCCTTCTGCGTCCGTGATAGGCCATGGCGACGTGAGCTTTATGCCGTTGCGCTCAACAACATAGGGGCTCGACCCGGGAGCACGAATATTGCACGTCCCGAACAACGGGAACGACGGGAAGCCGCCAGCATCCCACCACCGGCACGTCTCACACGTCGCGGTCATGTCCCCGGCTCCTTCATCGCGCGGATGGCGGCGGCGAAAGCAACGCCGGCTAGGTTGCCGTGCCTGCGCGGCGTCAGGAACCGGCTATCTCCGTCTGCTGTGCTGAGGTGGGTTTCCTGTCCATTCTCAACCACCGCCGCCGCCCGCTCCAACGCCTCGGCCTGGATCGCGGGGATCACGGCGGCGAGGGCGGCGCGGACACAGGCGAACAATTGGCCGTGGTGAACATTTATGCCCTGCCTTGTTGCCTCACGGGATGCGGCGTTAGCGGCCCGATCCAAAATCGCGTTATTCATCGCCCGCCCTCCGTCAGCGGGAGGACAGTGGCGGCGATGGTGGGGGCTGTGGGCAGCGGGACGCGGGCGGTGAGGAAACACACGACTTCATAGCCGTTGCACCAGTTCACCAGCGCCACATCCGTTTCGCCGGTTCGGCCAAACGTAAAGAGCCGCCCGGTGTTCCGGTCGCGCTTCACCACAGCCCGCACCTCCACCACCTCCCTCGCAGGCGCGGGATCGGGGGGCAGGGCGTCGAGGGCGGCAAGCCTCTCAGCCAGTTGGCCACTTATCCCAGACCGTCGCGCATCAAGTCGCGCCGCCGCCGCCACGGCCTCTAGGGCCTTCTGTCGTTCGGGTGTCATCACACATCCTCCCCAGCGACCGCCGTCCGTTCCCGGGCGGCTTCGAGCATGTCGGTCAACCGCTGCAACATCCCGTTGCGCGCCACGTCCAGCGCCCGCACCACGTCATCGCGCTGGCCGATGGCTGCGACCGCCTCCCACGTGTCGGCGGCGCGCAACTCCACCTCCAGCGCGTCCAGGAACTGGCCAAGGGTGCGCTTCGGCTCGGCGGGCGGTTCCACCACCTCGGCGCGGGCTTCGATGGTGGGGCCGGGGTGCGACGGCTGCGGCACGTCCATTTCCTCCGGCGCATAGACGCCAAGCATGACTTCGGGGCAGAAGCGCCGCGCCCAGATGCGCGTGCCGGCATAGGCCAGTTGCTGGTCGGGCTGCTTAGTCCAAAGCTGGTTGTTCGTTTTCACATCGACCAGCCGCACGTCAAGCGCGCGGGGCGCCGTCTCGCCCGCCAGTGTGGCGGACACGCGCACCAGCCGGGCCGCGCCTTCGCCGCTATAGTCGTAGGCGAGGCGGGTTGCCAGCGCCCCAGACGTGTGCAGCGCGGCGGCAACAAGCTTGCCTTCGAACATGAGCTTGCCCTGAATTACGCTGGTGGACTGCGCCACGGCAAACGGAGACATGCCCCAGCGGGACGCTTGTTCGATGACCATTAGGCAGTCGCCGGGGCTGCCTTGCAAGTGGTTCGGCACCAGCTTGCCGCGCGCCATCATCTCGGCCAGGCGCACGGCCTGATCCATGGTCTGCGGCACCAGCGCGTTGCCGGCGGGGGTGGTTGTGGTGAGGCTCATGTTACTTGCTCCTTATGGTAAGCGTCGGCATGCCATTCGCCAGTTCTGCCCCGGCAATGGGGATACCTTCGCTCAGCAGTTGCTTGATTTTCGTCTTGTCGATTTCCCGCACCGTGCGGAAACATTCATCCGGCAGCGCCGCCTCGTCCGTGATAATGACGCCGGGGCGCCCCTGAGATACGGAAACCGTAAACTCCGGGTGCGTCCACTTCGCCACCCCCGCCGCCTCCATCGCGGCAAACAGCAGCCCGCGCATTGTCGCCGCCCGGCGCTTGGCGCGATCCTTGCGCGCGGCCAGGCCGGCGATGCGTTCCGTGATGGCGTCTGCCTCCGCTTCGGCCTCGCCCACGGCGCGCACCAACAACGTCACGATCCGGTGCGCGTCTGGCACGTCCTGTTCAATGGCTGCCAGCAGCGCGGCTTCGTCAGTGTTGCCGCTGGCCGTGAGTTCGTTCACACGCGCGCGGATGGCGCTGGTGACGATGGCAATTTCCCGGGTGTTCATGGGGTTCCTTGCGTTGCGTGGCGTGGTGCTGCGCGGTGATGCGGTGCGACGCTGCGCGGAGCGGAGCGCTGCAAAGTGGTGCGGGGCGGAAAGTCCCAAACAAATCCTTGCGTTGCGTTGCGACGTGAAGCGCTGCGGTGCGGAGCGGCGCGCGGCGCCGTTATCCAAACACCCGCCACCATCGGCGGGGCGGCGGGGAAGGCGGGGGCAGCGCGGCCTCGGCGAGTTGGTCGGCCACGGCTTCGATGGCGAACACTAAGCAGCGCAGCCCCCACCGCTGGTCGTCGTTCAGGCGCTGGTATTCCCCGGCCACAAGCGCGCCATCCAACTGCGCCGCCATCTGGCGCAGACGCACGCGCGCCGGCTGGGTGTCGTCCATGATCGCGCGCAGCGTCGGGCTGGCGAGGGTTTGGAAGGGGCGGATGTGGTTCATGACAGCGCCTCCCAAAGCGAAACCGCTGCCAAGATCCAACACAGGACCGTCGAAAGACCATCCCGAACGGCAAGGGCGTTCTTGCCCAAGCGCATGTTGAACGCGGCGTCCTGCGCGCAAATCAGGCCACCCAGCGCGCACACGGCGGCGGGGATCAGGTACATTAGGTTCCAGGTCATGACTTATCTCCGATGTATGCGCGCGCCCATGCCGCCGCCTTCACGCGCTCGTATTCCGCCCGTGCCGCCGCCGTCACTCGTTGGTATTCGGCCAGGGCCGCCGCCTTCACGCGCTGGTATTCGGCCAGTGCCGCCGCCTTCACGCGCTCGTATTCGGCCCATGCCGGCGCCAACACGCGCTCGTATTCGGCCAGTGCCGCCGCCGTCACGCGCTGGCATTTGGCCAGGGCCGCCGCCTTCACGCGCTGGTATTCGGCCAGTGCCGCCGCCGTCAGCAGATTTTCCGCCGCCCAGCCCCAACTGAACACCGCCGCGTGTTCCACGCACAGCGCCTCCGTGATCTCGACGGATTTGCCGAACATCTT